ACATTTACTTGTAAGTGGCTGCAGTTTTACCAGCGACGGAATTGGCGGATCACCTCCATCTTTGTCTAGTGATGGCGGTTGTAGTTTTGCATATGATACAGAATTTATTCCAAAACACAGTAAATCATGGGCTGGATTTTTAGCACAAAAGCTAAATGTTAAAAGTTTAGTTAACACTGCAGCTGCCGGCCATGGAAATATATTAATAGCAAACAGTATATTAGAATGTTTAAATAGATTTGGCTATAACTCAACTGACACACTCGTAATTGTAAATATTTCAGACCCAGCACGATTTGATGCGCCTTGTTTGTACAACCATCCTGGAGTTGACGACAAAAATATACCTTGGGACCATACCCTACTACCGTATTCGTATCTTAATCGATCTAATAAAATAATAAAAGATATAGAAAAAAATATTGGAATTGAACAAATAGAATATTTAACTACAAATTATGTTGAATTTTTATTTACTTTATTAGAAAATCGAAATATAGATTTTTATTTTTTGACAATGAATGATTTTAACAATTCGTATCTAACAACAGTATTAAATAAGTTTAATAGACATTTTATCAAACTAAATCCTGGTCCAAGTATGATACAGTTTTGCCAACAAACCAATTCTACTGTAACAGTAGATGATTATCATCCAAACATAATCGGACATAAACAAATTGCCAACATATTATATACGCATATAAACCAATGACCTACGCATGCCAGTATTGTAAAAAAGATTTTATAAAAGAAACCAGTCTTTTGGTACATAGTTGTGAGCCACGCCGTCGAAGACAGGAACAATCAGAGCGTGGCGTTCAATTAGGATTACAAGCATACTTAAAATTTTATCAATTAACCCAAGGTTCGGCAAAGTTAAAAACATTTGATGATTTTGCTGATAGTCCTTATTACAAGGCATTTGTAAAATTTGGACGGTATTGTGTGGATATTCGAGCAATAAATCCTGCTAGATTTATCGAGTATGTGCTTAAACAAAATAAAAAAATTGATCATTGGTGCCGAGACAGCACATATACAGAGTATCTGTTAGATTATTTGCGTGTGGAAAATATCAATGATGCATTGTCTAGAGCCATTGAATTTGGCATTACATGGCAAGAGCAAACAGGTAACCCAACACACGATTGTTTACGTTATGGTAATTCGAATGCCATATGCCATGCAATTGCTAGCGGACGTATAAGTCCTTGGGTCATATATAATTCTGAGTCTGGACAAAAGTTTTTGTCAGAACTGACGTCTGAACAAATTGCTATGATTTGGCCATATGTTGATTCTGACTTTTGGATGAAAAAGTTTCAAGACTATCCAGCTGATCAAGAATACACCAAGGATATATTACAGAAAGCAGGTTGGTGATATGATACATGTTGATTTTCAAGGTGGTGCCCATGGACATTATTTAGAATTTGTATGCAATGTCATAGCAGGAGTAGCAGTTGATGGATTACCGTTTAGTAATCTTGGCGCGGCGCATAACAAACGTTATAAATCACAAAAGATATTTTATGCGGATCATTACTCTTACAGCAATGTACCATTTGTATCAGACAAAATAGTTAGTATACAAATCGATACCACTGATTTATTACAATTACAACAAATTAGTTTATTAAGAGCAGGTGGCTGGAATATTGACAATAATTTACTTGAAATAGACACATTCAATAAGTTAAACACTTCATCTTACATATGGGTACTCGACACATTAATAGATAATTTTTTTGTAAATCAAGTACGACAAAGTTACCATGCAGTTAAAGATTCATCTTGGCCAGATATCAATACCCTAGATGATTTTAAAAAATTACCTACATGGATTCAGGATGAATGTAGAACACAACATAATTTAAAATTACTTGAATTGTCATCTGAATTGCCTGATTGTCCACGCAAGGTCCTTCGAGAATTTTTTCAAATTGGTTTTGAAAATCCAACAAAGATGGGATTTATGGCTCGACAGCTTGATGTAAAATACAGTGAATCGTTACAAGTATATGTATTTCCCTTTTCATGTTTTTATAATACAACTCAATTCTTACTAGAAATTAAAAAACTTGCTGACTGGGCACAACTAAGTTATAATTGTCAAGATAGAATTGTAAAAATACACGAAGAATTTTTAATTCGACAACCATATAAAAATTCAAAACACAAGTGTGATAGTCTAGTAGAACAACTACTAACAAATAGCAGTGTAACATTACCAGAATTAGATTTGCTGGAAGAAGCATATGTTAACGCAACCCTTAAATGGAATTATTTTAAATGAGTGCAGATATTGATATTGATTTTGCTGATCGAGAACAAATTTTAAAATTAATTCAGCACACGCCTGCACGACAAATAGTTCAAGGACAAGCCAGGCGGCATAATTCTGGAATTTATGTCACAGATATACCAAGAGATCCTATTAATAATTGTGCAGCCATTGATTATGAGTCTGCAGAACAACGTGGATATTTTAAAATTGATTTTTTAAACATGAGTGTGTATCAGCTTATTAAAAATTCTGAACACTATAAAGAAATGTTAGCGGCTACACCGCCGTGGAATAGATTGTGGCAAGACTCATCATGGGCAGGTCAGTTGGCACATGTGGGCAATTACACAGAATTGTTAAAATCAATGCGACCCGACAGCATTCCCAGAATGGCAGCGTTTATTAGTATAATACGTCCGGGCAAAGCTCACCTACAAAATAAATCTTGGAAAGAAGTGTTTGAATCTGTGTGGAACAGAGATGATAGCCGAGGATACACTTTTAAAAAATCTCATGCATTAAGCTATGCAGCTTTGGTAGCACTTCATATGAATTTGCTTAATCAAGCCGACGAACCAGTGTAATTGATTTGCGTTTGGTTTTGCGTCGACTCATTTCTATTAGGCTACAAACAGGCCCGTGTAATATTGTAAGATCTTTGTTGCTAAAAGTTTTCAAATAACTTTTAAATGGATCCCAGTCAGATTTTAAAAAAATATTAATAGGTATACTGCGATTGCTTTCCCACCACCAAACATTGGCAAGTTCTAAAAACAACCGCTTTTGATCAATATCAATAATGTTTCCAAAATCGTAAATTGTTGTTATTATATCATCTTGATTTTGCACAATTCCCACGTATTCTGTAGAGGCGTAGACGCAAAGTGTTATAAACGGATATTTTTCAGCTAATTTTGCAAACAAGTCATTGCCCATAAATATTGTTGGAGATCCTTATGTATTCAACCACGGCGTATTTATATCAACAAATTACCAGAGTATTATTGATAGACACTGCCGACGGCGAAACTTTCACTTATAGGTATGACCCTGTGTACGCAAAACAATTAACAATTAACAAAGGCGTTGACAATGTGCTGTTGTTTGAATTTATCAATCAAGAACAAAAGCCCGTCAACATTACTGGAAGCACATTCCTGTTCCGTGTGATCAATACTGCAGGCACTGAGTTGTTGATAGAAAAATCAATGGTCACACTTAATGCACCACTGGGCCGAGCCAAAGTCACACTGACCGGTCCGGAATTACTGGAAGTGCTGGCAGAACCGGCCACTTACAGCATTACACGAACCAGTGGAAATCTAACCGAAGCAGTGTTTACAAATGCACAATCTGGTGCTAGGGCACCATTGAATGTGGTAGACAGTGTGTTGCCACAGTTTGTGCCCAGTATTCCTTTGACCATTCCCACTGTGAAACTGTCAGCGCAGGGTTCCGCAGATGGCACAAGTTTTCAAAACTATCCAGGTGCCGACTGGTATTATGGTGGCGGTAATCCCAATGGTGCCAACTTTTTTAATAGTTTCCGAAATACTGAATTCTACAGCAGTTTTATCAAACCACAAAATGCCATAACCACTATTCAAATGACCTTGGACGGGTACACAGGCACAATCAAAGCACAGGCCGCACAAGACTATCAAGCAGTGCCTTATAATGTCACCGAAAGTACAACCTACTACAATCGCACAGGCACCATTTATTTAAATATAATTGGATGGTACCCGTTGTTGAGACTGTGTTTTAACAACAGTATATTTGCTGTACCAGATCAACCGGGTGTGCCAGCCCTAGCATATGCCACATGTGCAAACGGAATAGTACAAAGTATAACAGTGCAAAATGCTGGCAGTGGTTATTTGGCTCCGCCTAAAATTAACATCATTGGTGATGGTGCTGGCGCTACCGCAGTGGCCACTTTGGGCAGCAATGGCAGCGTTGCCAGCATCACAGTGACCAATGGCGGATCTGGATATTGGCTGGTGCCAAATGCTGGTATCAATACTCCTTATTATCCAGTGCCCCCAAGCGGTCAAGGTGCCCTGGTTGTTATCAGTACCGGTTACGTGATTGATTTGTTTTATCGATAACGTTGATCTACAGAGATAAATGTGTTAAAATAACTACATGATTGATGTGGTTTCTTATTTGCCTGTTAAAAGAAAATCTACTCCCAGTGGTTGGATTAGTTTTAATGCACCCTGTTGTGCAGACAAGCGGCAAAGAGGTGGGTTGAAAGTCAGTGAAAAAGGTTGGAGCTATCATTGCTTCAATTGTCAATTTACCGCAAGTTTTATTCTTGGCCGCACTGTGGGATTTAAGGCTCGCAAACTACTGGGATTGTTAAATGTTCCAGCACGAGATATTGATCTACTCAATTTAGAAAGTTTAAAACACCGCAGTATCGAAGGAATATTGGATGAACGTCAGCAGATCTTTAATGCATTGAGTGAAATTAAATTTGAAGAAAAAGAAGACTTTCCTCCGCATGTGGAATTACTAACACCAGAACACACAGCATATTGGGCATACATAAGATCAAGATGTGTACCAGAGGATTATCCCATAATGGTACAAATGCAGCATGATGGTGTTCACTGGACACGTGATCATGTGATTATTCCATTTACCTATAACGACACTCTGGTTGGATGGTGTGCTAGAATGTTAAGTGGCTCTGGTCCAAAATATATCAATCACAGCCAACCTGGGTATGTGTTCGGCACAGATTTACAACTGCCTAACTGGCAACATGTGTTGGTCATGGAAGGCATATTTGATGCATTGTGTATTGGTGGGCTAGCACTGATGCATAACACCATAAACGATGCACAAGCAAGACTGATAAGAAGCCTGGGTAAAGATATCACAGTGGTACCGGATCATGATGCGGCCGGTGTGGAACTGGTTGATCGAGCAGTAGAATTGGGATGGGCAGTTAGTATTCCAGACTGGCCTGATGGCATTAAAGATGTAAATGACGCAGTGGTTAAAATGGGAAAGTTAGCAACCATGATAACTATATTTCAAGCAAGAGAAACTACCAAGTTAAAAATAGAACTAAGGAAACGACAACTTGTTAAAAAAACACAGTGAATTAAAACAAGTATTAATTTGTGCTGACAGTTTTGGAGTAATTGATCCTGATTTTCCTGGCCTACACTTTAGCGAAAAGATTTTAAATCAAACTCCTCCGGTATTTGAATTACATAATTTAGCACACGGCGGTGATAGTAATGCTCTTATAGTACTACAACTACTGCAAGGATTGCAATTTAATCCAGATTTTGTGATATTGTTATTTACTTCAACACATAGACACGAAATTGATCGAAATAAAAATATATATTACCCTAAAGATGTCAGTGTTGAGGCTGTTAAGGAATTTAGTAACGATCGTTATACTACAAGTAGTAGATTATTAGGTAACGAATCCATGGCTAAACTTATCAATAATTGGAACACCACAGTAATATCCGATGAATTTGAAGTTATGAAAAATTATTTCTTAATACACTACTGTTTTCAGTTATTAGAAAAACAAAATATACCCTTTTGTTACAGCTTGGGCGGTATGGATAAAGTTGATTATTCATCAATTGTCAATAAAAACTTTATAAAAAATCATATCAATGAATACAGTTCGCAGGCCTTAAAAATAAATCTTTGGAACCATCAATGCCATCAACCTCGGCCGTATTTTCATGTTGACGATGACATTATACAATCAGCATTTACCAATGAATGTATACATCATCTTAGAAATGCCGGTATATTATGAGTCATAATTGGTGTCCTGAAATTTATCGTAGCATATATATAGATCGAGTTAACGACAATGATATCAGTGTTGCACCGTGCTGTCAGGCAGTTTCAAAAATTGAAGCAGTTGATACTTTTGATTTTTATAAAAGCCCTCATTTAACACATCTTCGATCTGAGTTTGCTCGTGGAGTAAAACCGTTGGAATGTTCTCGGTGTTGGGATGCGGAAGCAATTGGACACAAAAGTCGCCGACAAAGTGCTATTGAATTTTACAATCTTCCACCATCTGATTTGGTAGAGTTAGCATGCATTGATCATAGTGCAACATGGGCATGTAATCTTGCCTGTATTATGTGCGGTCCAGAAAATAGTAGTCTATGGGCAACCGAGTTAAACTATACACAGACTGAATTGATTAACATAGGAAGAAAGTTTCAAAAGTCAAATAGTTTTTTAGATAGATTAGATTTTACAAATATACAAAAAATACACTTCAATGGTGGAGAACCATTGTTAAACAATGATCAAATTAAGTTATTAGAAAAATTAAAAGATCAAGGTGTATTAAAAAATACATTTATAAGTTACAATACCAATGGTACTGTTATGCCCAGTGATAAAATAATAGATTTATGGAGTGGTGCTAAGTTAGTTAAACTATTTTTCAGCATCGATGCAACTGAGCTAGCATTTGAATATGTAAGATGGCCGGGTAATTGGAAATCTGTAAGTGATAACATTATGGCAATGAAAAAAAGTTTACCTGGAAATGTTATGTTTGGAGTTAATATGACAGTTGGATGTTATAATATCTTTGAAACACTCGATGTGTGGCATTGGTTCAGTGAAAATTTACAAACAAATAGAGAAGGCGATAAATCCGATTTTTGCTGGCAATTGGCTAATAATTTTAATATTAAATTTTTGCCAATTGCTGTAAAAAATCATATAATAGATCATTTAGGATCTATTCCGGAACTATCCGGAATAGGTAATTATATTAAAAATACACTGACGATCAATGAAGATAATAACTGGACATCAATGTTAGATAAAATTGATAATAGAAGAAATACTAACTGGAGAACCAGTTTGGCAGTAGGAAAATATTATAAGGAATTAAATTGTTAAAAGAATACGGACTTGAAGTTCAACGATTGTTTTTAGAAATGATGCTGCAAGATGCAAGTAGCTATATACGTGTGCAAAACATCTACAATCCTGAGAATTTTGATCGAAGTTTAAGATCGGCTGCCGAGTTTATTGCTACCCACAGTGATCAGTATAAGACGCTACCAACTGTGGAACAGATTGGTGCCAGTACAGGTGTTAAGCTGAATACTATTCCAGATCTGAACGAAGGCCACTTTGAATGGTTCATGCAGGAGTTTGAAAGTTTTACTCGTAGGCAAGAACTAGAACGAGCAATTTTAAAGTCAGCAGACTTGTTAGAAAAAGGTGACTATGACCCTGTAGAAAAACTAATTAAAGATGCAGTGCAGATCAGTCTGACCAAAGACATGGGCATAGACTATTTCGATGACCCTGCACTGCGTATCAATAGATATTTTAATTCAGGCGGCCAAGTCAGTACAGGGTGGCCTCAAATGGATCGACTGTTGTATGGTGGATTTAGTCGTGGTGAATTGAACATCTTTGCCGGCGGCTCTGGATCTGGTAAAAGTCTTGTGATGATGAATATGGCATTGAACTGGTTGCAACAAGGACTCAGCGGAGTTTACATCAGTTTAGAGCTAAGTGAAGATCTATGTGCACTAAGAACAGATGCCATGTTGACCAACATGGGCACTAAAGAAATTCGTCGAGACATTGATACCACAGAACTCAAAGTCAAAATGATGGCCAAAAAGTCCGGGCAGTACAGAGTCAAAGCACTGCCAGCACAAAGCAACATCAATGATATCAGAAGTTATATTAAAGAAGTCCAGATACAAACAGGACTGCGTGTGGACTTTGTCATGGTTGATTATTTGGATTTGTTGATGCCGGTCAGTGCCAAGGTTAGTCCTAATGATTTGTTTGTCAAGGACAAGTATGTGAGTGAAGAACTACGCAACTTGGCCAAAGAACTCAATGTGTTGTTTGTCACTGCCAGTCAGTTGAATCGATCAGCAGTTGAAGAAGTTGAATTTGATCACAGTCATATTTCGGGTGGTATATCTAAAATCAATACTGCAGACAATGTGTTTGGCATTTTTACAAGTCGCGCAATGAAAGAACGTGGGCGTTATCAAATACAATGTATGAAAAGTCGTAGTAGTACCGGAGTAGGTCAAAAAATTGATTTAGAATACAATATTGAAACCATGCGAATTACAGACTCTGGTGAATCAGCTGATGAATCTTCCGGAGGATTTGTTAAAAAACCCAGTATATATGATAGTATTAAAACACAAAGTCGTGTGACTGAATCTGTAAATCAAGATACAGGCGAAATCAGTAAGGTCACTGCAGATGTAAACAGTGCTAAACTCAAACAACTGTTGGGGCAAATTAAACAATCATGATATCTAGTCATACAACACTAACAATCTTTTTTTTAAAATAAATACTTCAAAGGTTCTGAGCCAAAATGCAAAAGAAAACACGGAGTTTATTAGAAGAGTTAGATAGTCTATATGCAGAACGCGATCAGCGTCATGTTATAGAAAGTCGCGCCGCCAACATTATTGCCAGTGCCATAAGACTACTAGAACAAATAGAAGCTAGCTACACTCCGGAACAAGCAGATAATCTGCAACGTAAATTGATCAATGCAATTCGACTCAGAGATCCTGACAAATTTACTCGCACAGTAAGGCGTACAGATGCAAATACATGAACTAACACAAACGTCATTGAATGAAGGATTTATGGACAAACTAAAATCCGCCAGCAGTGCAGTCAAAGGTGCAGTGGGTCCTGCCATAGACAAAATTGGCCAAGCAAACAAATACACCAATACTAAACTTGCTCAAGCTGGCAACAAGATCATGGATCTTAATAAACAAGCACATGGCGCCATGCCCGGAGCACTGCAACGAATGACCGGTGACTATGCTGGATCTGCTGCTGGAGTAGCACAAAGCATGGAGAAAAAAGGATTTGGAACACAGTATCAAAAACCCAGCGACAAATGGGAAGACAAACTAAAGCAAATTGAACAAAATCCTGGTATTAACCAATGGGCCAATTCCGTAACTGCAGCCTGGAAAAAAGCCGAAGCAGGTGCAGTACAAGCAGCTCCTTCAGCACCAGCCGCACCCGGTGCGGGTCCAGCGGCAGCAACCAATCCAGTTATGCCGCCGATATATATAGGCGGTAAACAAATAGATCCCAACGACCCAAAAAATGCATCTATTGTTAAAAGCTATATGGCTCAGCATGGCAATGCTCCAGTCACAGAAGATGCAAGACAAGTGGATGCATACAGGCAAGCATTTGTTGATTGGTCTGATGCAAAGTTTGCAACCAAAGATCCTACTACCTATGAACAGATTACCATGGACGATGTTCGACGGTTGCCCGGCATTGGTGCTCAATTGTCAAACTTGCTGGATATCATTGTACAGACTCAAGGCACAGTTCAACAAGACCAGGCAATTGCAAAATATGCTCAACTGGCCACTGCTGGTGTACAAGCAATTGGTCAACAAACCAAAAACAAAAATCCAGGAACCAGAGTTACTCTTAGCCCTACAGATAATTCTACCAACCCAGATATATTAAAAGCATTGGCACCTTTTGATTTGAGTGCTCCTAAATTATCGGCCGCAGGCCAAGCTTTGAGAACATCAACAAGAGCACCAAGAGAATTTAACCCCACCGGGAATGGGCAAGTTGATGCATTACTGATAGCCATGGGGTTTAGACCGCGATGAACATATTCGAAGGTGGCAATATATTCAAAGACGGCGACGGCCGTGCCCTTACACAACGTATCAATCAAACTGATGTTAAACCTACACTTGCTTGGTTAGACATGATGTTGCCAGGTCTTGATTTACAAAACAACACACTGGGCAGCACAGGATTAAAGCCCACATCGGGGGACTTGGATGTTGCAGTTGATGCCAACCGAGTAACCAAAGAACAATTGACAACAAGGCTTGGACAATGGGTACAAAGTCATGGTTTCAAACCCGAAGACTATGTGAAGAAAACAGGCGTTGCAGTGCATTTTAAAACGCCCATAGCTGGTAATCCAGCCAATGGACATGTGCAAACAGACTTTATGTTTTTAAAGAACGTGCCATGGTCAAAATTTGTGCTGACTGCGCCAGCCAATTCAGAATACAAAGGTGTTGATCGTAACGTTCTAATGAACTCCATGGCCAAGAGCATGGGTTACAAGCTGAATCAAATTGCTGGCATTGCTGATCGTGCCACAGACCAAATTATCACAGATGACCCCGATAAAGTGGCTAAGTTATTGCTAAACAACCGAGCCACCAGAGATGATTTGTACAGTGTAGAAACCATCATACAGGCCTTGGCCACGGATCCCAAACGTGATGCTAAACTAGCAGATGCCAGAGAACACTTTGCTAGACAAGGTGTACCATTTTTTGAAACACGCGGCGAGTCTGACACAAACTTTTTAGCTCGCTTGAGAGATCGTATTGTGAATCAAGGCATGCGACCATTGGTTGAATCTGCAGATACTGCCAATGTTGGGGGCAAAGCCAAAGGCATTGAACATCTTGAAGATCTTGTGTTTCGTAAAGGCACACGTGGCGTGAAAGAAGCATTGGCCATTATCAAGCATGTGAGCGAAGATACCAAAACAACCACAATCAAATGGGACGGAAAACCAGCCATTATATTTGGACGTGATGCCAGTGGACAGTTTATACTGACTGATGTTGCAGGATTTGGAGCCAAAGGCTACAATGGATTGTTTACGAGCCCTCAGGCTTTGGCAAATCAAATGGCACAACGTGATGCAACTGCACGTGCCAAAGGCAATGCGGCCACACGCACAGAAGAATTAGTTCCTATATACCAAACATTGTGGCCCTTGCTTGAAGCCGCAGTGCCCAAAAACTTTCGCGGATTTATACACGGTGATTTGTTGTATATGACTCAACCACCATTGGTGGCCGGCAACTACGAATTTACACCCAACACCATTGAATACCGTATTCCAGCTGCCAGTGACGTAGGTCAGCGAATCCAAGGCACCGATGTTGGTGTTGCAGTTCATACATACTATCCCGAAGTTGGCGCACCAAAACAAGCACTGACTCAAACAGAATTTGATAAACTAAGAAAAGTTCCTGGTCTGTTGTTAATTGAACCAGTGACAGCCAAAGAGCCAGTTCGACCAGAATCTACATATATTAAATCTTTAAAAGCATTGCTGGCCACATACAGTTCGGACATTGATGGTTTGTTTAATCCTGCCGAACTTCGTGCATTAGAAATCACAGACTTGCCTAAACTTTGTGTTGATTATATCAACAGTTTGGTTGGTGACGAATCTGTTGTGAGATTTGATCCTGCTACATTGCTGCCAGGGTTTGGCACATATTTGAAAGGTA